CTGATTTTGGCGATTTAACTACTGCTAGACAAATGCTTACTTCAGCAAGTAATGGCAATATGGCAGTATTTGCTGGGGGTAGAACACCTTCAGCTTCTAATGTAATTGATAGAATAAGTTTTTCATCATTAGGAGATGCTGTTGATTTTGGAGATCTAACTGTAGCAAGATTTGGTGCAGGTGCTATGCAAAGTCCAACAAGAGCAATTTTTGCAGGAGGATCACCAAGTCCATCTAATACCATAGATTTTATAGATTTTGCAAGTTTTGCAAACGCAACAGATTTTGGAGATATTGGTACAACCACAATTTGGAATTATTTTGCTGGTTCAAGTTCTGATACTAGAGGTGTTTTTGGTGGAGGTGGTAATCCAAGTAATACATCAATCATAAATTTTGTAACAATGGCTTCTACAGGAGATTCGCAAGATTTTGGTGATTTAACAGTAAATAGAATAACAATGTCAGCTGCAGGTAATAGCAATAGAATTTGTTTTTTTAGTGGTCAACAAAATGATCCTAGTGGATCTTCTACAAACGTAATTGATTTTGTAACCATAACGACAACAGGTGATGCCACAGATTTTGGAGATGCAACTGGAAATTTAGGATTTAAAACTGGTGGTGGTTCTAACGGACATGGTGGAATAAAATTAGATAATTTTCAAAGACCATCAGTAACCTATATGCCTGGATCAGGGAGAGTATTTTTTTCTGGAGGAAGTCCAAATACAAATACTATTGAACTAGTAAATGTAAATACTTTAGGTAATTCTTCTGACTTTGGAAATTTAAGTGTTGGTAGAAGAGGTGCAGCTGGATATAGTTCTTTAACAAGAGGAATGACAGGTGGAGGTTTTACTCCTAGTGCAAGTAATGTAATTGATTCTTTTGAAATGGCTTCTCAAGGTAATGCTGCAGATTTTGGAGATTTAACTGTTGCTAGATTAAGTTCAGGTGCTTCAAATCAAACTAGAGGTTTACACATGGCAGGTGGAACACCTACTAGAGGAAATGTAATAGATTATGTAACTATTGCTTCAGCTGGTAATGCTACAGATTTTGGAGATACAACTATTAATGTTTCTCAAGGAGGTGCTACAGCTAGTCCAACAAGAGCAGTAAGAGGTGGTGGATCACAACCTAGTCCTTACACTAACGTTATGGATTATGTCACAATAGGATCAACAGGTAATGCTACAGATTTTGGTGATCTTACAAATTCAGTTAATGAAATTGCAGCTATATCTTCTAGTGTTAGAGGTTGTTGGGCAGGTGGTCAAACAGCACCATCTGATGCAAACAGTAATGTTATAGAGTATATAACAATCGCATCTACTGGTAATGCCACTGATTTTGGAGATTTGACTGTTGCTAGATACGGTATTGCAAGAGGTTCTTCTTCTAGTAATATTAGAGGTTTATATGGAGAAGGTGATAGTAGTAATGTAATTGAATTTATAACAATTGCTTCTACAGGTAATGGAACTGATTTTGGAGATACTCTTGCTTCTATTTCAGCCGCTGCAGCGCAAGGTGATTCACATGGTGGTTTACAAAGCTCATAAAATAGTGTAGTATCCTACAAAATGAAAGAAGAATTATTACAGTTATTTCCTACACCTTTATTAATTGTACCTTACGAAGAACCAATTGATAAAGAATTAGCATATTTAAAAACTATTAGTTATCGTGAACAACAACAAAACGGTAATTTTAGATCTGATGATTCGTACTTGTTACGTAAAGAAGAATTAAAAAACATAAAAAATTTTTTAGGAGAATCCGTTGATAAATTTACCAAGAACGTTTTAAACTCAAAACAAAGATTAGTGATTACTCAATGTTGGGCAAACAGAAATCCAAAAGGGTCCAAGCATCATGAACACGTACATCCAAATAGTATTATATCTGGTGTAATGTATTTTCAAATAAATGAAAAACTACCACCTATACAATTTTCAAAAACAAACCAAGATGGTATGAAACTAGATCCTATAAAATACAATCATGTAAATTCAGAATCTTTTATGTTGCCTTGTAAACCAGGTGAATTAATATTATTTCCATCTTCACTAAAACATAGCGTACCAATTAATCAAGGTGATGAAGATAGAATAAGTGTATCATTTAATACTTTTAGTATTGACGCTATTGGATCAGAACAATCACTAACTCATTTAGATATAAGGAGGTTAATGAATGAGCACAATTAAAAGTTATATATACGTAAAGAATCACATACCAAAAGAATTGTGTGAACAATTAATAGATGAATGCAATAATGGTATTTGGAAAAAACATACTTGGAATAATTATGCTGCAGGCACATTTGAATCTGAACCTACAAAAGAATTAGATGTCATGAATTGCACTAAAGAACAACAAGTAAAGATAACACCATACTTAGTTAAAGCATTAGGTGAGTATCAAGAAAAGAACAGTTGGCCGGGAGACAAGACTCAAGGACCATGGCTCAGTAAGTTTAGTCCTATACGATTTAATAGATATCAAGTTGGCACCATGATGAGAGAGCATTATGATCATATACACAGTATATTTGATGGTCAAATGAAGGGAGTCCCAATAGTATCTATTGTAGCCAATCTAAATGAAGACTATGAGGGCTCTGAATTCTATTGCAGAGGAGAGAAAATTGAGTTAAAAACAGGTGATATACTGTTATTTCCATCTAACTTTATGTACCCACATGAAGTTAGAGAGACTACAAAAGGCACTCGTTACTCGTTTGTAAGCTGGGCCTTTTAATATATAATGAGGTTATATGCTACAAAAAATAGGTTTTCAGCCAGGTATCAACAAACAGATAACACCCACAGGTGCAGAAGGTCAATGGACTGACTGTGATAATGTTAGATTTAGATATGGCACACCTGAAAAAATAGGTGGTTGGAAGCAATTAGGAGATGATGCTCTTACAGGAGCAGGGAGAGGTCTTCATCACTTTGTAAATAGTTTATCTAGAAAATATGCAATCATAGGCACAAACAGAATTTTATATGCATTTTCTGGTGGTGTATATTATGACATACATCCTATCAAATCTACAACGACGCTTACAAGTGCATTTAGCACAACTAACGGATCAGCTGAAGTTACAATAACTTTTAGTGGTGATCATGGTATATCTGCACAAGATATTATATTGTTAGATAGTTTTTCAACTATTACTGACTCTAACTTTGGTGCATCTGATTTTAATGATAAAAAATTTATGGTAACATCTGTGCCTACAAGTTCAACACTTACAATAACAATGCCATCAAATGAATCTGGATCTGGTGCAACAACATCAGGTGGTATTAGAGTACAACATTATTATCCTGTAGGTCCAGCGGTACAAGCAAAAGGTTTTGGTTGGTCGCTTGGATCATGGGGTGGTGAAGTATCAGGTGAACCTACAACTACTTTACAAAACGGTATTAACAGTTCAGTGACTACAGGTATTATATTAGTTGACTCATCACAGTTTCCAACAGCAGGTACAAACTTTATAATTATAGGTAGTGAAGAAATATCTTATACAGGTATTGCAGCTACAGGAGAACTTACAGGTGTTACAAGAGGTGTAGCAGGAACAACAGCGGCAGCTCACAGTGGTGGTGCAACTATTACAAGCTCTACAAATTTTGTTGCATGGGGTGAAGCAGCATCAGGTGATTTAGTGTTAGAACCTGGTATGTGGTCATTAGATAACTTTGGTGATAAAGCTATTTGTTTAATTCATGACAGTGCTGTATTTGAATGGAACTCTGCAGCAACAGATGCAACATCCAACAGAGCAACTATTATATCTGGTGCACCAACTGCATCAAGACATATGTTGGTATCTACACCGGACAGGCACTTAGTATTTTTTGGAACAGAAACAACCATTGGTGATCCAACAACGCAAGATGATATGTTTGTAAGATTTTCTGATCAGGAAGATATAAATACTTACACACCTACAGCAACCAATACGGCTGGCACACAAAGACTGGCCGACGGATCACAGATCAGAGGAGCAATTAGAGGTAGAGATGCAATCTATGTTTGGACTGACACAGCATTATTTACACAACGTTTTGTTGGTCAACCTTTTACATTTGCCTTTTCACAAGTTGGAACTAACTGTGGACTTGTTGGACAAAATGCTTGTGTTGAAGTAGATGGTTCTGCATACTGGATGTCAGAAAATGGTTTCTTTAGATATGCCGGTAAACTAGAATCACTACCATGTTTAGTAGAAGATCATGTGTACGATGATATAAATTTAGAATCTGGTAATCAAATGGTGTCAGCTGGATTAAATAATTTGTTTGGTGAAGTTATGTGGTTTTATCCAACAGCTTCGTCATCAGTTGTAAATAGAATGGTAGCATATAATTATTTTGACTCTTCACCACAAAGACCAGTTTGGACAAATGGTACATTAGCTAGAACTATGTGGCAAGACTCTGCTGTATTTGGTAGTCCACATGCAACCTCATATGAAGCTAACACAGATACTTCCTTTGACGTTGTTGGAAACACAGATGGTAGAACAATATACTATCAACACGAAACAGGGACTGATCAAGTACAAGGCGGAACTACAACGGCAATTACTGCAAACATATCTTCTGGAGATTATGATATTAGTCAAAGAAGAAGTGCATTAGGTCAAACGACAGCAGGAGCTGATCTCAGAGGAGATGGTGAATTCATAATGAAGATTAGAAGATTTGTGCCAGATTTTATATCTCAAACAGGTAACACTAGAATTACATTTAATTTAAGAAATTATCCAAACGATACTCAATCAAGTTCAGCACTTGGACCTTTCGATATAAGTTCATCTACTAAAAAAGTAGATACACGTGCAAGGGCTAGAGCAATTGCTTTAAAGGTAGAAAATACATCAACTAACCAAAGTTGGAAACTAGGAACTTTTAGATTAGACATACAACCTGACGGAAGAAGATAATGGCAAAAATAGTACAAGTATTAACAAGACCTTCACCTGAATATGATTTAGGTACAGCAGAAGCACAAGTAAGAGATCTTGATGCGATCGTAGAAAAATTAAATACAACGTTTCAAGAAGAACTAAAAGATGAGGTAGAAGCACAAAACTTCTTTTTAAATTAATGGCAAATAGTTTTATAAATAAAAAAGCAGATTTAACGACAACAGATTTAACTACACTATATACAGTGCCTAGTTTTAAATCTGCTGTTGTAAAATCATTGTTAGTATCCGAGGACGCTGGATCAGGGAGCACAATAACAGTAACGCTAGTAAATTCTAGTGGTGCTATATTTAATTTGTATAAAGATAAATCAATAGGATCTAAAGCAACAACAGAACTTTTAACTCAACCTTTAGTTATGGAAGAAAGTGAAGCATTAAAAGTACAAGCTGCTGACGCGAATGAGCTGCACGTCATAGCCTCTATATTAGAAATACAGCCAAGAGAGGTAACAACATAATGCAAGTATTGAAACCAAAAGAAATAATAGAAGAAATTTATAACCTTAGAACAGGTGAAAAATACAAGAATGATGAAGAATGGAAAGCTAAAGGCATACCTGAATCAGAGATAAGAAAAGATGTAAGGATAATAATGCCTAGTCTTGATATTTTTCCTAAAACAAAATAGAATAGTACAATGGCCATAACTAGATCACAACAAGCAAAACAGATGTTACAAGACGGAGGACGTATTGGTTTCAAAGGTGGAGCTGATATGGGAACTGTTGCAGATAGTAAAGGGAGAAGATCCGCTACAACAGTAAATATTGACAGTTCAGGAAATGTTACAACCAGTGCTCCTAGAGGACGAACTCCTGGTCCAGTTGACAAAAGCACTCCAACACAAACTGCAAATCAATTAAGAAACCAAAATAGATTTGTTGCAGAAGATGAAGATTTACTTCCAGGTGATACACCTGTTGAAGATGTTGATATTCCATTAACTACACGAGAAAGAATTACAAACGAAAACAGAGATTTATTTATAAACAAACCGGCTAACTATGGTAAATACACCC